GATGATCTCGTTCCAGCAGTTCAGAGGCCAGCCTCCGCCCAACGCCAGGTCGAGAGCGAGCGAACCAGTGGTCGCCCGTTGCCAGGTGAGGTGACGGAGGTCTGAGCCCCTGACCAGGACGTCCTCCTTCGCCTTCCGGTTGATGGTGGCGATGAGGGCGTCGATTTCACTTGGCATGCTCACCATCCTTCCGCAACGGAGAGGTGGGGGCCTCAACCCGAGGGAGGGAGTCCATCAGGGCGAGGCCCCCACGTCACGTCCAGGTCAGAGACGGCCTGGAGTCGTAGTAGGGAGCCTACCAAGGTACGGAACCTTGGGCCAGTCGTCCACTTACTTTCGCCGGGGGAGTGGCCCGCCCACGCTCTTGGCCCAGGCATCGCCGCTGTTCGTGCGGTAGGCCGAGTGCTTGGGTGCCGGGATGCGTCGGTTCTCGGAGGCCAGACGCTGACCCTCGTGCCAGAGCGCTGTCCCGATGCCCTGGCGTGGCTCGTTGACCTCGATGTTGACCACCTGCTTGCGGTCCCAGGACAGGTGGCCGACCTTCTCGTCGCCCCGCATGGCCCGCACCCGGTGGGTCTGCTTGGAGCCCAGCGACTCAGGGTCGTCGTAGTGGAACTGGATGCCCAGCTTCTCGTGGGCCGGCATCAGACACCCCAGTTGGACTGCAGGCCCTGTTCGAAGAGCCCGTTGAAGCCGCAGTTGAAGCAGTGCGGTGCCGGCGGCGGACCCCGCCGGGCCTTGCCGAGGTCGGCATAGAAGAGGTTGAGCCCACAGTTCGGACAGGGATCCGGGTTGAGCTTCGCTCCCTGTCCAGGCTTGGCAACACCGGTCGCACGCTGGACGTCCAGCAACATCGTCAACGACGCCGACTCCTGCTTGGTCGTCTCGTCGTACGTCTGAGGCTGCTGCTGTACGGGCGGTACCGGGGTTTGAACTCGCTGTACTTGAGGTGCCCACTGCTGAGGGGGCATACCGGGGTTAGCCCTGGCCTGGTAGGGGGGCGGCGCCGGCTGCTGGCCCCGCATCTGAGCGACCTTCCGGGCGTACCAGCTAGCGGTGTCGCTCATCGACCTGCACCTTCGTCAGAGCCTCAGTCAGGAAGGCCAGCAGAGTTCCTGCGACCACCTGATGCATCATCTCCTCCGAAGCTACAGCAGGCAGGGCGGCGATCAGGGCGTCTGCGTACCCATCAGCCAGCCCGACAACCTCAGTGACGAGGGAGCGCTCACGCAGTGCCATCACGCTGCCCATACCTTTGACGGTAACACACGCCTTCGAACGTCAACCTTTAGCTTCGGCCCAACTCCTGCCCATGGAGGCTGATGCGACAAGCGGTATCTCACCGAGGATCGGTGTCCCTTCGGGGTTCCGGACATCACCCATAACCGATTCAACCAGGTGCAACACCTCTTCGGAAGCCTCGCTGGCAACTCGGACGACGATCTCGTCGTGGACCTGGGCCACCATCTTGGCGCCGTAGGGCTCCAGTTGAGGATGAAGCTGGCGCATCGCCAGCTTGGTGATGTTGCTGGCAAAGCCCTGCACGTAGGCGTTGATCGCCTGCCGCTCGGCACGCCACCGGAGCCAGTTGTCGATGTGATACAGGTCGGGAAGGCGCCGTCGCCTGCCGTTCGGTGGGATCGCCACATAAGGGGGCCTGACCAGGGGGTCTGCCTTGTCACCACGGGAACGAGCAAGCGCCAGTTCCTCTGCCTTCCACTCTTCAAGTCCATAGAACATGTTGAAGTAGTTGGCGATGAACTGCTCGGCTCTCCGCACGTTCACGCCCGCTACCTGTGCGATCTTCTCCGGTCCTGCTCCGTAGAGCGTGCCGAAGTTCTGGGTCTTGCCCACCTGCCGTTGGTCTTTCGTGACCTCCTCGACAGGAATCTGCAACATAGCCGACGCAGCCAGGGCGTGGATGTCCTGGCCGTCCTTGAAGACCCGCAGCATCTCCGGATCCTGACTGGCCCAGCCGGCGCAGCGCAGTTCGACTTGGTCGTAGTCGGCCACGATCAGTGTGTAGCCCTCGTCAGCCACGAACAGGTCCCGGATCAGCGTGCCTCTCGGTAGCTGCTGCAGGTTGGGCTCGGAGGCAGACAGCCGACCCGTCACCGTGCCGTGCTGCTTGAAGCTGGTGTGGATGGTCGGCAAGCCCTTAGGCGGGTATCGGAGGTGGCTCGACAGCCCCTCGATGAAGGTGCCTCGCAGCTTCTCCAACGCCGACCACTCCAGCAGCCACGTCGCCAGGTCCTTGCCCCGGTCGGAGTAGTACTCCAGCACGGCCTGGGTGATGGCCGGCTTCTTCGTCTCCTTGGTGCGGTCCCGCACCTTGAGCTTCTGGCTGCGGAGTTGCCGCTTGCTCTCCCCGTAGACCGGTACGCCCTCCCCGAACATCACCCAGCGCTTGGCCTCGGTGTTGGAGAGCATGAACTTGTCGCCGCTGAGCCGCCAGACCTTGGCCTCGACCTCAGCGATCGTGTCCTGCAGGTAGGCCCGCACGAGTTCCAGCTTCGACAGGTCCACCGGGAAGCCCTCGTACTCCATGTCCATGATCACGGGGTAGATGGACATCTCGAAGTCGTAGACGTCCTGCACGCCACGGCGGGCGAGCATCGGGGAGAAGGCCTGGAACATCATCCAGCAGTACCGCAGGTCCTTGGACAGGTAGCGGGCCACCTCGTCCAGCCCGAAGTTCTCGATGCCCTTGTCTCCGAGGTTGGGGTAGAACGCCTGGCGCTTCTTCCAGTGGATCTTGAACCACTCGCACGTCAGGGTCTTGAGGTCGTACTGATCCAGGTCCTCGGCCAGGCAGTGGCGCAGCACGATCGTGTCGTGGTAGGGGCCTGGCGGTATCACATGGCCGAAGTACTTGGCGAGGCTCATCAGGTCGAACTTGACGTTGTGGCCGATCTTGGCGGCGTCCGACCACAGCAGGGGCTGGATGATGTCGCACACCTCCCGAGCGTTCAGTTGCTCAGGACGAGGGCCGTAGACCGCCGGCACCGTGTGCTCGACCATCCGCATACTGGGCTTCCCGCCCTTGGTAAGCCCCCTATCGTCGTTCGGGAAGAGAACACACGCTGGTGTTCGCTCCTTGTGCTCTGGCCGTTCCAACAGTCCCTTCGGGTGTCCGCACGGGATGAGGTACGTCCGACCGGCAGCACCGAGCCCGACCCACAGCAGTTCGTTCAGCCGGGGTCGGGCCTTGGTCGTCTCGATGTCGATGACGAACGCCGGTTCGTGGAGCAGGTCCTCGACGGCACGCTCGACCTCCCGTGCCGTCAGCAGCACCCGAGGCCGGCGTGAAGTGGGGCGGTCAGGACCCCCCAGCCCAACCGCCCCACGATCCTCAGCCGTCGTAGTCGTCAAGCTCCGCCGCCACTTCCCGCAGCGTCTTGACCGTGGGGATCTCGATGATCTCCGGACCGTACTTGTTCTTGCCCAGGGCCTCGATGTCCTCTTGCGACGGTGGCGTGATGTCGTAGTCCTCTTCCAGTGACGACGCCCGCACCGGAGAGACGTTGTGCTGGGTCGTACCCCGCTTGCCCGTCTTGCTCACCATGAAGTAGCCACGGGAGAGCGGGCCGATCTTGGGGTCGTTGGCGTAGCCCTTGAGCACGTTGAAGAGACGGGGACCGCAGTCCCAGGACTTGAGCAGCAGTTGACCGTCGTCACCGATCAGGGCCACGTTGAACGCCGCCACCGCCGAGGCCCGGTCACCGCCGTCGCACAGCGGGCAGTCCTTGTCCACCGTCTTGAGGCAGGTGTAGGCCCGCAACGTCTTGCCCTCCTTGGTGGAGCGCTCAATCCAGTGCCGACGGAAGTTGGCGTAGGGCAGGTCGTCCAGGAACTTGAGGAAGGTGCTCTTCTCTTCCAGCTTCAACGTCTGAGCGAAGCTGGACGTGGAGTCCATCTGCTTCTGGGCGTCGGTCCAGCCACCACGGATGGCGTCCCCGTTGGACGCTGACTTCATCGAGGGGGCGGAGATGGTGTCGCCGTCGTCGTCCTCAGGCTCGATGGCCTCGGTCAACTCGTCGGCAACGATGCGTCGGGCGGGACGCTTGGTGGGCGGCATGTGGTGTCCTCATGGTGTCGGGCGCAGGGTGCAGTGTGTGTTACTTGGTGAGGCTGTTGAAGAACTCGCCAACCTCGGCGGCGAAGGCCGGCGTCGGTGGGTTCTTCACGCCCTTGCGGTCCGGGAAGATGACACCATGCTTCTTCGCAATCCGGACGATACCCAGCACCTGCTCCCGTGTCCAGAGACGCTTGCCCTTGTTGCTGCGGCCCCCGGCGACGGGCCGAGCGGTACGTGGTGAGCGGTACGGCGTGCGGGCCAGCAGGCCCTGCGCCTCCCACGCACGGATGCTCTGGACGCTGTAGTCCAGCGCCTTGGCGAGGTGGGAGATGAGGAAGAACTCCCGTCGCTCACCGTTGATCAGGTAGTACACCGGCTTGGAATCCCATACCTCGGTTTCAGCCGACTCCTGTTTGGCGTCACGGTTCATCGGCTTCTTCCGTCCGGGGTAGTCCAGGTCAGCGAACTTCTCCGCTGGGTTGCTCATGTCTGCTCCTGTGCTGTGTGTTACTCGCTGTCCTGCACCATGTCCAAGAACACGGCAGTCTGAGTGTGCCAGCGCAGCAGTCGCTCCAAGCGGTCAAGTGGTACACCCTCGGGCCACAGCATGGCAGCCGTGGCCTGGGTGATCTGTTCGGGGGTCAAGCGTTCGGGGTTGTTACGAACCACGGTCAGTGCGAGCTTCGGTCGGTTGCGGACACCGGGTGGGCGCCCACGAGGACGGCGGATGTAGATGTTGTGCTGCTTGCGGACGTGACCGGGCAAGCTCTTGTGCGTCAACAGTTTGCCGCAGTGCGGACACGGTTCCTTGCCCTCCGGCGGATCGGCCTCCTGTATCACAACAGGGGGGTCGGGCACCACCGGATGCTCGTCGCTCACCGTGCTGCCGCCTTGCGCTGCTTGACGGGAGGCACCTCGATATCACCTCGCACTGCTAGCAACATCAGCCGGAAGTCGGAGCGGGTCGGCTTGAAGTCGTCCCGACCGAGGTCGTAGTCGTCCGGCTTGACGTAGTGCCGGTTGAGTAGCTGCCCACTGGTGCCCACGGAGTCACGGCGCTCGGTGCCGCAGCGCTCGCAGCGCAGCGTCAGCGGGAAGCCGTACATCGGCTCCCAGTTGCTGTCGTAGTCGTGCCACGAGTGCCCGACCGCACGGCACCGGATGTAGCCCTTGCGCTCGTTCTCCCACGTCGTCTCGTACGCCGCCAGGCTCACAGGATGCTGCCCGTGTTGGCGAAGTGGAGTCGGTCAGCGACCTCATCCTCCGTCA